ATGCCTGGGCCTCTTTATTATTATATAAACTTTCATCATATACTATTTGAAGACGATAGTTCTGTAGCTCAAGCAGTTGGATTGCCTTGGCTTAGAGATATTGACTGGGAGTTCTTTTGGTTCTATGAAGAATGCAGAGGATTTTCAGGATTTGAATTAGATACTAAACATACTTGTGATAGAAAGTATGGGCCAGAAAAAGAACTGTCTATTAAGTTAGGAAGAATCACAGAAAAAGAAGCTAATACTAAAGTATATATTAATGCTAGAGATTATCTTAGAAAAAACCACGGTAAATCTTTAGGCAAACCGTTATATAAAAACGCGGCAAAACATTTTATTAGTATACAAAGTCGTGGGGGTGGTAAATCATACGGATCTTCGGGACTAGGGGCCCATAATTTTTTATTTGATGGTGCGACTGATTACGATGTTTACTTAGAAAGAAAAAAGGCTAAACAATATATAGCATCTGATACTATTATTGGAGCAATTGATACTAAATATACTGAGCCCCTTATTAAAAAGATTAAAGCAGCGTTTACTCATTTACCAGGTAGTTATAAAGTTTCTGATGATGAGTTTCATCCATCTCCGCTATTAGTATCGCATGCAGGATCACTTGCACCTAACAGAGAATACAATTCTAAAACAGGTTCATTACTTAGACATAAGACGTTTAAAGATAATCCGTTAGCAGCCAATGGTACTCGTCCTAACTTAGTAATACTTGATGAGGTAGGTTTCATGTATAATATTAAAGAATCTTGGGGAGCCATTGAAGCAACACAAGCATCTAAAGCTAAAAAGAACTTAGTTATATGGGCATTGGGAACAGGAGGTCTTGTATCAGGTAGAGCTGCACTTTATGCAGAAAGTATTTTCCGTAATCCACAAGATTATAATTGTTTAGTCTTTGATGATATATTTGAGAACAGAGGAACAACTGGATATTTTGTACCTTACTGGAAAACTCTTAATGAATTTAAAAAGTCAGATAACTTAATTACTGACGAGAAAGCTGCTAGAATGTATATTGACCATAGACGTTCTGAGGCAAAGAAATCTAACGACCCTTCTGTATATCAAACAGAAATTATTAACGGACCTATTGTACCGTCAGAAGCATTCTTAGTTGTAGAAGGATCTTATTTTCCAACGTTATTATTAAAATCACAATTAGCTGAAGTAGAGGGGGGTAAATATAAGAAGTACATGGAGAGCTCGTTTAGAGGCGCTTTAGTATTTAATGATAAAAATGAAGTAGAATTTAGTTCTATACAAGATGCACAACCTATTAGAAATTATCCTTTAAGTAAATTAGAAAGAAAAGATGGTTGTGTAGAGATATGGGTAAAGCCTCAGAAAAACGATGCTGGAGTAGTTCCTTATGGTACTTATATAGCTGGTATTGACGTTGTTGATAAAGCTAGAGCTACTACAGATTCTTTGCCATCTATAATGGTAATGAATAGATTTACTAGACAAATAGTAGCAGAGTACACTGGCCGCACCGATAATCCTAATGATTTCTATGAAATATGTAGAAAGATGTTGTTATATTATAATGCGACAGGAATGTACGAACAAAACCTTGTTGGTATGTTTACTTATTTTGAACAAAAGAAATCTTTATATTTATTATCAGACACTCCTTATCAACTTAGAAACTCAGATACATATAAAGTAGGAACTAATACATCTAAAGGTATTAACGCATCTATGAAAGTAAACCAAACAGCTAGAGATTATATTAAATCTTGGTTATTAGAACCTATATCAGAAAAATCAGAACAGAGAGTTATAGAGACTATTTATTCTCCTGCTATATTAAAAGAATTAATAATGTGGAATCCTCAAGGAAACTTTGACCGTGTTTCTTCGTTAGGTATGTTAATGTGGCACGATGCTACAACTAGAGTTCATATAGAAGAACGTACTCAGGAAATAAAAACGTTCTTAGACCATGATTACTTTAAAAAATTTGGAGTTCACAAAAAACAAGAACGTAAAAATGCATTTGACGATTTTAAAGATAAATGGTAATATTTATAATAAAAGTGTTTATTTAAAAATTTATGTTTAAATTTGCTTTTTAAAATATAATTTCATATGGCACAGAGAACGGCTACTAAGATACAGGGCTTTACTAACTTTCCTAGACAAAAGTTATCTACAAAAAAGAAAACAGAAGATTGGTACAAAGATAACATAGACTTTGCAGAAAACATCTTAATAGATGATGAGGGCCTTAGAGCTAATTTTAAAAATAAAAGAACTAACTACAATCTTAGAGCTAATCTAATTAATGTACGTGACTTTGAAAAATATATTAATCCTGATAACTTAGACTTAGAATCTCTTCCTGCTAAGTTTCAACATATAGGAATAGAAAATTCTAAGATTAATTTATTACTAGGAGAATATGCTAAACGTAAAAAAGAATACAGAGCATATATATCTTCTAATGATCAAGAAGGACTTTCAAGAAAAGAAAGAGAACTTAAAAGCCAGCTAGATAATATTGTTAATGGAATTATCACAGGGCAAAATAAGCCACAAGAAGTTGTACAAAAAGAATTAGAAGATTTTCAAAAGTATGCTAGATATGATTTCCAAGACATAGCAGAAATTACAGCAAACAAGATTTTAAAATATGAATATAAAAAACAAGATTTAGATTTCTTGTTTCTTAGAACTTTTGAAGACTTACTCACAGTAGGAGAAGAAATAGTTTACTGTGGAGTTCTTGGCGGAGAACCAGTAATGAGAAGAGTAAATCCTATGAATATTTTTACTCTAGGAGGCAACTCTATGTTTATAGAAGATTCAGATGTTATTGTAGAATACTCTTACGAATCTATTGGACAAGTCATTGATGATTATTGGGACGAGCTAAAACCAAAAGACGTAGAATATTTAGAAACAGGTAGTATCTCAACAGATGCTATTAATACAGTAGGGTTAAACAGAGACATTTCAGTATTTGATTATTATGGGGAAGAAGGTGCGTTACAGATATTTCACCCTAACGAATTGGGGAATCGTACATTTGCAGGAGCTTTTGACACTAATGGCAATGTAAGAATTGTGCGTACATGTTGGAAGTCTAGAAGAAAAATTGGAAAACGTAAATATTACGATGAAGATGGAGACGAGCAATATGATTATGTAGATGAAGAGTATGTAGCTAAAAAAGATTTAGGAGAAGAAGTAGAGTGGATATGGGTAAACGAATGGTTAGAAGGAACTAAAATAGCTGACCATATTTACGTTAATATGAGACCTGTACCATTTGCTAGTAAATCTATAACTAATAAATCTAAAGGTACACCTCCGTATATTGGAGCAATTAATTCTACTAACGATTATAGAGTACAATCTCTTATGGATGTTATGAAGCCTCTTGCTTATTCATATGACATTGCATATTATAAAAGAGAATTAGAGATAGCAACTTATAAAGGAAACTTTGCAGCAATTAATGCTTCGATGGTTCCTTCAGGTTGGGATCCTGCAGAATGGATTAGATACATCACAGTAAATAAATTTGGATTCTTAGATCCAACTAATGAAATTCTTAAAGGCCCTTCTCAAGGTAAATCCGCTGGAGCTTATAATACACTTACTGCTACTAATGTACAATTAGGTGACCCTCAAGCTATTCAAATGTATACTAACTTATTAGTAGATATAGAAAATACTTTAGGTAAAATAGCAGGTGTTACAGGCGCACGTGAAGGCCAGATTCAAAATAGAGAAGCAGTAGGAAACGTAGAAAGAGAAGTAGCACAGACATCTCATATTACAGAAAAGTGGTTTGCTATTGATAGCAACTTCCGTAAACGAGCACTTACTAAATTCTTAGAGTCTTGTAAGTATGCATATAAAAAGTATCCTAAAAATTCTCAATTTTTACTTGATGATATGGGTACAGAAATGGTTCAAATGTTTGATGAGTTTGGTTCTACAGAAATGGATATTCATATTTCTAATTCTACAGAAGATACAAAACTACATGCACAATTAGAATCACTTGCTCAAGCCGCTATTCAAAATGGACAAGCTAAAATTGAAGATTTAATAGGTATATCACAATCTGAGTCTGTACAAGAAATAGCTAGAAAACTTGCAGATTCTGCTGCTAAGATTGCAGAGGAACGTAAGCAAGCTGAACAACAAGCTCAAGAAAGTGCACAACAAATGCAACAAGCACAACTACAAGCTGATCAAGCTAAACAACAAAGAGAAGACTATCATAAAGAAGAAGATAGAAAACTTAAATATGCAGAGCTTCAACAAAAAAGAGAAGAAGCGCAATTAAGAGCAGAAGTAGAAATTACTAAAAAGCGAGTTGATAGAGATTTAAATAATAATGGTGTTGACGATCAAGTTGATTTAATGAAAGCAGAGATGGGGGCTGAGTATCAAAGTAAGCAATTAGATATTAAACAACAAGAATTACAAGAGCGTATTCGATCTAATAAAGCTAATGAAGAAATCAAAAGAAAACAAGAAGCCGCTAAAAACAAAGAATCAAAATAAAGCTATACGCCTATAGAACTTAAAAACCAAAATAAAAAACATAGTTTATCAAAATTATTTTAATATTGTAACTAAATTAAGACAGCAATGAGTGAGAAAGACAATTTATGGGAAGGCATTAGTATAATGTCTCCACAAGAAATGGAGCAAGGCTATTCAGAACCTGAAGATACTTCAGAGGTAGTAGAAGAAACTCCAACGGAAGAGAAAGAAGAAAATGATGGGTTAACCATCGAACCTGTATCAACGGATAGAGGTGAAGTTGACAACGAGGAACCTAGTATTGAAACTACACGTTCAGAAACTACAGAGACTCAAGAAGAAGAGCGTCAAGTACAACTTAATAAGTACTCAGCACTTATTAAAGATATGATTGATGAAGGAGTTCTTACTGGCCCAGAGGGAGATGAGCTAGAAGACCTTTTAAAAGATGCATCTACTTCTACTATTAAAAACTTAATGTCTCATACTGTTGAAAAAGCTTTTAAAGCTAAAGAACAGAATTGGAAAAATAGTTTCTCAGGAGCTAAGAAGAAATTCTTAGAAATAGAAGATGCATTTACAGATGCAGACTCTGCAATACAAATGGCACAACGATTAGAATTTTTTGATAATATATCAGAAGCAGAAATTTCAGAAGATGCTAATCTACAAAAACAAATGTATTTTGAATATTTAAAGTCTAAGAACTTTTCTGATTCAGATGCATATGAAGCTATTGAAGAAGCAGACGCTATTAATAAGTTAGAGGAAAAAGCACTTAAAGCTCTTCCTGAACTTAAGAGAGAAGCTCAAGGATATGTAGAGCAATCTAGAAAAGAAAAAGAAGCTTATCAAGCAAAACTTCAACAAGATTATGAAGAAAACTATAAACGCTTGATGGGTACTATTGACGAAAAAGAAGAGTTTGTACCTGGTCTTAAATTAAATAAAATCTCTAGAGATAAAATTAAGGCTAATATAACAACTCCTGTGTACAAAGATCCTAAATCAGGACAAGAGTACACTAGCTTAATGTACAAGCAAATGAGAAACCCTAATGAGTTTCAAATGCTTATTAACTATTATGACTCAATAGGATTATTTAATTTAGATAAAGAAGGAAAGTTTAATCCTGATATTTCTAAATTAAAAAATGTAGCTAAAACAAAAGCTGTATCTGAATTAGATAGAGTGTTAGCAAGAGAAAATGAATTAGGAACAGGTAGAGGTAACTCTAACCAAGCTTCTGCATCTACTCAAAGCGCACTTGATTTATTAGAAGCAGCATATAAAAGAAGAAAGTAAATAATTCGTTTAATAAATAAATAAAAACAAAAATGGCACAATTACTTCCATTACAAAAGTATGAGGCGATTGATTACAATGGTTTAGTCACTGACAACCATTTTCACGCTTTGTACATGCAAAAGCCTGAGTTGATTAGCACTGTGATCAAAGAGATCTACAAAGTTAATCTTCAAGGTAAATTACGTGAGTTTGTGGATCGTTTTCCTGTTAAAGAAGTTGAGCAAGAAAATGGATTCTACAACTGGATGTTGCAAGGGCAACAAGACAAAAACCTTCCTTTAGTTGATGCAGAGACTATTGATGGTTCATCAGTATCTGCAGGTACTTTCCCATCATTGGTTGGTGCAAACGGACAACGTTTTTACTTAATCTTTGATGAGCCTCTATTTGAAGAAACTAACGTTCTTCGTGGAGAAACTGATGATTACCACCTATTGGTTAAAAAAGCAATGGATGCAGGTTCTCGTTACAAGTTTGAAGTAGAACTAGTTACTGACAATCCTACTAAATCAGTTCCGTCT